CGGAGGGGGCCATCCGTGCACAGCCACAGCGACAAAGACAGGTTTTGCAGACGCAGCATGTATCCTTGCCCTTTTCGATACACTTTGCACACTCGTTGTAGGAAGGGTCACAACTGTTGGAAGACATCTTTATGGCTCTGATTAGTACTTTTTAGGGGACTGATACAAAAAAACTGGGTTTTTGGCTTTCAATTTTTTAATTTATTCTCATATGCCATGAAAAAAGGCTCTTTTCTTTGTTTTTTAGTTTAATTTATTTTTTCTTCTTATTTTGTGTTTACTCCTGAGACTCGATGAACTTCTTCACGCGGAGAGGCATGTCTCCCTTAATGACCTTCTTGCCATTGAAGGTGCCGATCCAGCGCATCTGACCCTCTGCGGTGTAGACCTCTTGGTAGGGGTCCTTGAGATACTCGGTGCCCTTGTAGTCGAAAGACTCGAGAGGCACACGCTCGCTCTCCCCCTCGACGCTCTCATCGTCACTCTCGTCATCGCTCTCGTCATCTTCGTGGAGGTGCTTCTCAATCTGGGCCACAATGTCGCTCACATGGGGCTTGGCGGGCTCAGCGGGCTTGGCGGGCTCGACTGTCTCCACTGTCTCGACAGGCTCTACCGCCTTCTTAGCGGGGCGACCGCGGGGCTTCTTCTCGTCCACCTCTGCGGATGCTTGGCTGGCAGTCGCAGAGCGCTGGATCTGAGTCTTGCTGGTGTACTCAGGGTGCGCCTTGAGATAGGCGACGGCGGCTGCCATCTCCTCCTCTGTCGGCTGAATCTTGCCGAGGGCGTTGAAGTAGCCGCCGAGAGTGAAGTGGTTGAACTTGAGAGCACTCAGAGCAGCCTTGTCCTCTGCGCTGACAGCAGCCCAGAGCGGCTTCATAGCGGTCTGCAGTTTCATGTACGGCGAGTTGGGGTCACGCGGCTTACCTGGCTTCTTGGCCTTCTCAGTGCCGTCGGGGTTGAGCTTGGGCTTGCGGCTTTTCTTGGCGGGGGCTCCCTCTGTCTCAGCGGGCGCAGCACCGGCGGTGCCACGCATCTCGGCGAGAGTCTTGGTGAGGCGGGCGGTTTGCTTCTGGATGCTCTCCATGCAGCCCTCGTCGACGTCCTCACGGAGGGCGTCCAACTGGGACTCGAAGCGGGTGAAAAGCTGGGCGTTGATGGTGATAGACATCTTGGCTTGGGGCGTAAAGAGCTGAGGACTGGTAGTACTCTTGCTTTTTAGGATACTGGGATACTGGGGGTCGGCAAATTCAATTTTTTTTTGAAATTGAATCGGCGGGCAAAACTACCTCTGGGCGCGCGCGAGCGCTATATTCAATTTTTTTTAAAGATTGAAAAGAAGGCTAAAAAGGGCCCAGAGGGGGGGCTCTTGTGGGCGCTCTAGATTCAATTTCATAAAAAAATTGAATAAGCTGGGCGCTAGGGGGGAAGGTATCCAAAAAGCAAGAGTACTACTAGTCCTCAGCTCTTTACACCCCCCCTCCCAGAATGGACGCTATCACAGCCGCTGTGCAAGCCCACATCCAGAATCAGGTCGCCATCATGAAAGAGGGCATAGACAGACTCACCCTCTCACTGAACGAGCGAGAGAAGAATCTCGCAGATGCGCTCAAACGAGAGAAGAAGCTGATAGTAGATGTGGCGAAGGCCCGCTCTGCCGCTGTGGGCTGGCGCAAGAGGTGCGATGAGATGGAAATCCGTGCCATCTGTGCCGAGGGCGAGTACAACTGTGAGAAGTCTGAGGCAGAAGACCTTGTTAAAGAGTGGGCTAATCTGGAAGAGAACCTCCTCCAGCGCGCCGAGAAGGCAGAGGCTGAGAGCAAGGCGCTTTTGGCCCGTGCTCTGAATGCTGAGATTAAACTCACGCAAGAGACGGAATGGACGGAGGAGTTGTCTACTGGCGAGAAGAAGGCCATCGCTCGTGCTGAGAAGGCCGAGACCGCACTCACAGAGGCACTCAAGAAGCTCGATGCTGCGTATCAGCGTGGCGTGGATGATGGGTTGGACCTGGCGAAAGTTGCAGCAGATGCTGAGAAGATGCCTAAGGCTGTCGAGGGTGAGGGCTGCAGCTCTAAGCCAGCCGTCACAGTCTTCAATGGAATCAACTATCCCACCGTATCTAAGGCGGGCCCTGACATTGCTACTCTCAAGGGTGTGAGTTATGAAGAGGCGCTTGCTAAGGCACTAGAGCTGAAGTGTATCGTAATGATTAAGAAGCTCAACGGAGACACTTGGTATCTTAAGGGTCAGGGCATGGACTTCGTCACTGTGAAGAAGAATATTGAGTTTCTCTCAAAGAGAACCTTAGAATCTGGTTCTCAAACTCGCACCATATATCTGATTGAGCACTAAAGACAAAAAGAAAAGAAAAGAAAAGAAAGAAGAGCAACCCTCTTTTTTCATTTTTTAACGCAGAGCGTTAAAAATTGAACCGCCAAATCCCAGCAAACAAGTAATTCAAGATGCCTATGACTACTCGTGCCCGCTGTGCAATGATCCAGACTCCTCCTCGTATCGACGGCACGGCACTTGTGCTGCGGTCCGATCTGCCTCCGTGGTACAGCGCAGCAGCCAATCCCTTCATCATCACGGGATACCGGCGACCAGCGGATCCGGCCGACTGCCTTCGCTCTGTCTTCACATGGCACAACGAGACGATGAACATCCACACGCACCTCTGGCCTGGCGTCTTCTACCTCGTGGCTCTCTCTTGGCACGTACACGAGCCGTATTTTGTGCACGCGACGATCGCTGTGAAGGCCGCCTTTGTCATTGGATGCCTTGGCGCGGCGGCGATGGGGATTTTTTCCGCAGCCGCTCACACTTTCTATGTCGTGAACGCGAAGTGGTACGCGCGCTCGTGGCAAGCGGACGCTGTCGGCATTGTGGCAGTAAACTACAGCCATCTCTATCTTGATAGCTTCCTGCTTTTCAAGATTGCGCTTAACTCACACGCGTCGTTCCTAATTGCCGCAACTGTCTCCTCTCTTTTTGCGCTAGTCGCGGCGCTACACTGCACTGCGTCGCCCGCGGCCGCTGCGCGCTGGGCAAGCTGGTTTCCCATCTGCGCCTCTGTGCCTCTAACAGCTGCCGTCATGATAGCGGCATTTGCGTCTCCCAGCCTTGCGGAAAGAATTGACATTGCCGCGTTTCGCGCCGCAGCTTTGAGTTCGTTCGTGTGCTCCGTGCTCGTTTTCCTCTCCGGCGGCGTCTTCTACATCGGCATGGTGCCAGAGCGCCTCTACAACCCGAACGGCCTCTTTGACTTTGTAAGTAGCCACGCACTTTTCCACCTCGGCATCGTGCTTTCGATTTCGTCGGCATTGGGGGCGGCGCCACACTTGTACGCACTCGAGAAGAGTCTTTAAGAGCATAAAAAAAAATTGAACCACCAAATCCCAGCAATCCAGTATCCCAAACAAGTATACAAGATGCCTATGACTACTCGTGCCAGTGCCGCTAGTGCTCGCTGTGCAGTAATCCAGACTCCTCCTCGTATCCAGCGTATTCCTGTCTGCCCCCCTGCTCCATCTCGTATTCGCCATGTTCCTAATCCTCTTCCTCCCACTACTCCTATTGTACTTATGAAGATTGAGATGCGTGCTTACGGCTCATCAGATGATGAGGTAAATGAAGATGATGCTGAGGAGTGGATGAGTACTACTCTTTATTTCGCATCTCCTGACGCGATGACGAATTACTTCAAGTACCTCTTTGAGTCTAACGGTGGAAATGGATTCGAGAGCGCTATCATGCTACATATTGAGGAGAACTCTAGCATCGATGAGTTTCTAGAGAAGATTATATCGATAAAGGATTATTGGCAGATTAACAAGAATCTCAATATCTGTGTCTACAACAGTGTTCTTATCAACTAAATATATATAAAAGAGAAGACGAAGAGTGAAATGCTTTTTTATCCAAAAAAATCATCAGAGGAAATGCTTTTTTTTATCCAAAAAAATCATCAGAGGAAATGCTTTTTTTTATCCAAAAAAATCATCAGAGGAAATGCTCTTTTTAATAGCATTCCAAAAAATTTTTTACAAAAAAATCAAAAAATTGATTCCTCCACCCAGCAAAACTAGGTATTCAAAAAGATGTCTGCCTCTAAGATTAGTTCCCTCGAGACCATTGTTGCCGCGCTCACTGCTACTGTCGCCACTCTCACTGCCCGTGTTGATGCTCTGGAGAAGAGTTCTGTCGCTACTCCCTCTATTACTGTAACTCCTTCTAAGCGCAAGGGCGCTGCTCCCAGAGAGAAGACTCCTCGCGGCCCATCCGGCTGGAGTCTCTTCTTCAAGCATGTAACTGCTGAGATGAAGAATGCTAATCCCGAGACAAAGTTTAAGCTAACTGACTTTGTTACCGAGGCAAAGAAGCGTAAGGAGAATGGTGGCTACGATGAGGCTCACTGGAAGGAGCAGGCCTCTAAGATGGCTGTATCTGCGTAAATCTGAAGTGTTCTAACTAAAATATAAAACAAAATACAATATTTTTATTGCGCTTTATTAGATGCCTAGACATAATAATGTTAATACACTTGCTGAAAAGTTAGAAAAAACATACATTGGAACTCCTAAAACTTCGGCACAACGTGCTGCTGAAAGTGCTGAACGGAAAAGTGCGGCAAGAAAAATAAGAGAAGAAAATAATGCAAAAGCTGCTCAAGGTTCTTGGGTGAATGCAGTAAAAGCTGCGACTGCTAGAAGGACACAATACGTTACAAAAAAAGAAGGGAGATCTATGTTAAGAGTAGGAGTCAAAAATAGAGGAAGACAAGTTAGCGGAAGGCAAAAAAGAAGAAATGCCGCAACAAAGAAGCGAAGAATGACTGCTTCTTTGGCTACATTAAAAAGACGTGGGCAAACTCGTAAAACAGCAACACAGCGTCTACAAGAAGAAACTGCAAAACTTGTTAACAATTCAAGACACATGGGTAGAACAAGAAGACAAACTAAAGCTCTTAAGTTGGCAGCAATTCCTGAAGAGTAAATAAAAAATTGAGAGTCTCTTAGTTATCGCTCATAATTTTTTATTCTTGTAGAATAAAAAATTGAAAATAATATTTGGTCAAATATGTTATCAACATACGCAACCAAACATGGAGAACTCCGAGCATATCATCAAGAGTATCGAGAATGAGTACGAAAGTTGGCTGAACTATGAACCTCAACTTCCTATAAATACGTTTAATAGAAATTATATCATGGCGTCAATCTGTATAATGAATAATAGTATAAACAGACTACAAGCAAACATTAATACACTTATGTGTATTATGATGATGAATAATATGAACTAAGAAAAGCAGATGGATACCTCATTATCTGAAATGAGTTTTAAAAGACCCGGTGGAGATATATCGACGTTACTTGATTTAGCAAATAGGGATGTAGAAGATAATGACTTTTTTCCACTTGATACACAAATCACTTGGTTTACAAGAAATCCAGAACGTAGAACTATACCATTCGTTCCAGTAATACAAGACTTTCCATTCAGAGGTCCTGCATCGTACGGTCAAAGATTTACGTTTGATATCGGTTCTCTTCCGTGTGGTGATTTAATGCTCGGCACTGCTATTCAAATTAAGTTATCTCATTGGTTAGATTTAACAACACAATTAAATATAGCATCTGGTAAATACACATATACCAATCCAGATACTGCTTTTTTCTTTGCGAATTCTCTCGGTTCTTGTTTAATTGAAAAAGCGGAGTTGGAAGCGGATGGTGTGACAATTGAAACAATTGATGGAGACTTTATAAGTGTTTTTACAAATCTTAATTCAGAATTAAATAGCCAATTTGGTTTAGCAAGAGATTCGCTAGGATTAGTTTCTATTATAGATTTATTGAACTGGAATCCATCAAGAAATTATCCTGTTGAAGATGGAAATATTTTTTGTTTGCTACCATTTTTTTTTATGAGAAATCGCATGCGAGAAAGTTTGCCAATGGTTGCTTTAAAAGAAGGGTCTGCTAAAATCCATATTACATTTAGACCATTCGAACAAGTAATACGACAGCGAAGAGGTTATAGAGATACATGTAATAGTACTCCTTTAGATACAGTGGTACAATTTAATACTGGACCAAAAACTATCACGCAAATTATACCAGATTTTCAACAAGTGAAACTTATTACATATGGAGCTTATCTAGATGGTATGGAGCGTAATAAAATGTTACGTGACCCATTTGAACATTTAATCCGTGAAGTTCAGACATTTAGTTTTGATGAGCCTTTAAAATATGCTATATCTAAATCTTCAAATGACACTGTAACTATACAGTTGCCAATAGAAGCAAATCATCCTTTAGAAGAAATAATATGGATTGTCAGAAGAAAAGAAGTAGCAAACAATAATGAATGGACAAATTATAGTGCGGTTCTTGAACGAGAATATGATGCTACATACAATCCATTTGTACCTATGTTAAAAAAAGCGATTCTACAAGTAAACGGTCAGACAATATGTGATGCTCCAGAAGCTTACTATAGACAACTCATTAGTAATCATCATAAAGGTGGATATATGTCATACAGAAGATACATTTATGGCTATCCCTTTGCAAATCATCCATCAGAAGAGCATCAACCTTCTGGCTCTTTGAACGCAAGTCGTCTTCAGAATTTAAGACTTACATTAGAAATTCAACAGCCTTCTAGTCAATATGATGTATCATGGGAAGTGAAAGTATTTTGTATAGGATTAAATTGGCTAAAGTTTGAGAATGGTATATGTAATAGATTATTTAATGATTGAAACCTTCACAAATCTATAACTTACAATTGGAACTCTTGTAAAAGGCTCAATCCACCCTTTCTTAATAATTTCATATACTTCATCAACGGAATAAATCAAATCCTTATTATTATTTAGTATATAATAATAATCATCTGTATTATAATCTTCGAATAAAATTGGTGTATGGTCGTCTTTAGAAACTCTTAGATGCTTTGCGCATAGTTGCTGATACGCAATCTGTACTTTATCAAGCCACATTTTCTAGTTTATAAATCACTTGTTTTACGTTATTCAATTTTTCCTTTTTTAGGTAACTCATATTTATTAGTATTATTGTCATTACTATTACTATTATTATTATTACTATTACTATTATTATTATTAATATTATTACTAAAACGAGACCTTTTAGTTCTATTTCTTGGAGCAGTGGGTCTGTGATTATTTCTTCTAGTCACATGATGTCTTACATTTAATACTCTAAATTTTATAGCATTTAAATTATTAGCTATTCTATCTGCTATTTTATTAAAATTGTATCTATCACCTTCTCTATGTCTTTCTAGACGATGTAATTCTCCTAATAAAAAGAATGGCCCCCATTTCTCTCGATTTGTAAAATATGTATCTAGTATATTCTTAATTTCTCCTTTTTTAATATATTCTAATTGAAAATCAATTCTTAAGAAGTTAAGAAATAATTCATCTTCAAATTGTGCAACATTCTTTTCATACTGTATCATTCCTCTTAAACTAAATAAATCTGTAAATAATTCATCTAGATACAAAAGGATAAATCTTTTATAAAGATATTTTTCAGATATATTAAAATCTTTTTTATCTTTTCTATATATCAGACGTAATCCCTCTTTTAAAATATTCAATTCATTATGTGTTACTAAATATTCATCATAATTTGTATAAAAATTACCAGACTTATCATTATAATATTTAATACTTTTATCAATATATTCTTCTGGAATAGAATTCACTTTTAATCTAGCCACAATACTTTCTATAGTTCCCCCAGTTTGTATTTTATACCCTCCTTCAACAAGCATAGCAAAACCTTCAACTTCTGGCTGTTGTTCTAATAACCTTTTTAATGGTAATATAAGTTGTTTGTATTTTACCAACGCCTGACGTGTTAATTCATTAGGCTCCTCATTAATTGTGTTTATAAAATTTTTAATTCTTTCATGTATATTCTTTGATTTTAACTCTAAATAATCCTCTTTAATTTTACTAATTACTAATCTTATATAGTCATTATGATAAGTTACTCTTTCTCTTATCTTATCTAATTTATAAAGTTTATTTATAACTTCTCTTTCAGATTCTTCTGTATCATAACTAGTAATATGTTTAATTTCATTATTTCTTTTGTTCATAATATCAAATGATTTTAATAATGAACGAATAGAAGATAATTTAGAACTTATAATCTTTTTATTCTCATTTGTTATTTCATCTGGTATTTCACTATACAGTTTTAAAAGTTCGCTAGTCTTTTTTTGAAACTCCTCCTCTATATATAATTCATTTATTAAAATTAAATTTTTTCTCAATTTAATTATATCATCAACAGGTTTATTAATAAAATTTATTCTTACAATATTATCTATAAATTCATTGAATATTCTTTTTGCAGTTTCAGTATAATCAGTAATTTTTTCTATATTTGAGTCTTTATCTTCTAGTATTTTTTTATAATCACTAATATTAATACTATTATCTATATTTTTAAAATAAGCGAGCCATATTACTGAATTACTATCATCACTACCATTACCTGTTTTTACAACACGTATAGAATAAAATACATTTAATCCTAATAAAAGTGAATATCCAAGTAATATTCTATCATGCGTTACAAGACCTATTGTATGATCTACTTGTAGAGCTGCCAATGTAGTAGTAGTACCTTTTTTCACATTATTTGAATCATATATATTATATTCTCTACCAAAATCTAATAATGATAATGCTTGACACCAATCGCCAGCTCTTTTTAAGAAAAAATAACTCATAACATCTTCATTTATAACATTATTATTTAATATATATGTTTGAAAAGCATATAATGCCGATTGTCCTATCTCACTTATTTTTCCAATATCTTCTCTAGAGTATTCTTTTCCTTTAATTTTTAGTATGCCATCTATTTTATTTAAGTTTTTTTTCGTTGTAAGCTCTATATTTGTGTATAGATTTGATTCTTGAGAATGTGATGTAAATTGTGGATATGTAACTTGATGATTTTCTGGTTCTCTTAAAAAATAAATTTTAATATTATTATTATCATTTTCATATTTTTTTCTTTTCTTAGCAGAATCAGAATTATTTTCATTATTTTCTAAAATATAAAATTCATATGTTTCATTTTTATCATAATCGCCAATATATTGATTTTTAAGATATTCTTCCAATCCTATACTTGAGATTGCTAAATAAGTCGCATCAATGATTAATACAAACTTATTTTTATCACTTACTTTTTTAAACGCATGTGGTAAATTGTAATGTTCTTCTCCGTTTTTACTTGGATAAAATGAAATTTCATATTTTCGTTTTAAATCTTCATTGTCAATTGTAAAAGGAATACTTTCTGGTAAAGTTTTACTATCTAAATTTGGTGTAAAATCTAATAATATTCTACGTATGGCAAGATAGTTAAGATCAATAATATTTTTCAATAGTTTATCCTCATTTATTGCATCCCCAACTGAACCATCTGGTAAAATAAGTGTATAGTTTTCTTTAAAAAAATCATAAATACTTCCATTACGAATTTTTGGGGTTAATTCTTTAAGTTTTGTTATATATTTATTCTTTGGCATATTATTTAAATAAATAGGTATTGTTTTTTCTAACAATTCAATAAGTGGAGGAATATCCTTGGTTTTTGAAAAATCATGAGAAAAATCTGATTTACTAAATATTGTAAATATATTTTTTATATTTTCATTTTTTTTGTTTATTCCTAAACTCATACTCTAATATATATGTACACTTTTGAATTTTGAGACCAACTCATTGGTAAAGAAATATAATTAAGTTGTTTGAATTTATCACTATATATTTCTTTTAGACTTACAATTACAGAACCGGTTTTCACTTCGTTCGATAACTTCGTAATTAAATTATTATTATCTTCTTCGCTAAAATCTAAATTAGAAATGAAAAACCAACAGCCATTACAATAGTTAATAGTAGAATCATTCATTGAAATACATAACATTTCTATACGACGTTTCAAAGATTCATCTTTTAATTTATTTAATGCCGTATTGGCATGTATGACCTTTTCAGAATCTATTTCAATTCCTATTGATTTTATAAAAGCATATTGTTTCGCAATACCAATAACGACTTTGCCTAAACCAGAGCCGATATCATAGAAGTTTCTGTAAGGAGGTGAAATTTTAGATAATGGAGCATATTTATTAAAAATTTCATATAACACTGGAATACTTTCTTCTAACATTTCTTCACTTGAGTATTTATCCGTGTTATATAGTTTCTGTAGATTATGAGAACGTTTTAATGTTCTTTTACGGGTAGTTACTAGTTTGGGCACTTGAGTAGTTTGCATCTGAAATTAGCAATCTAAAAAAAGACATAAAAAAACCCTGTTAGGTTTATTAGATGGTAGCCTCACTACTTAGAATTCTTCATAGTGGGGTTCAAGACGGAAGATTATTATGTCCGAAAGGACAGCCTGATATTAAAATGTTTACAAAAGCTTTTGTTCGTAGTGGTCGTTTTACAACTCAATGGGTTAGACTTGATTTTGATACAATTCCTTCGTTCGGAAATACGTGTACGCTAACAATTCCGAGAAAGGGTCATTTAGTAACACGATTATATCTTGTAACAACAATGCCGGATATAGCAACCCAACAATTAAAAGCACGAGTTGCTGGAGGTGTTAATTTTGTTGGTCCTAAATTCGGCTGGACGAATAGTGTAGGGCATGCTCTTATTAATGAAACAGCCATTGAAATTGGAGGATCTAGAATAGAACGTCTTGATGGCCGACTTTTAGAGGTATTAGATGAATTTTATAATCCTCTTGAAAAACAAATATCAATGAATAAATTAATTCATAGAAAAGATAATGGATTTACAGTTGATAGTTATGGAACCGTTGATGAAACGCCGTCAATTGTAGTAACACCACTTCCTTTCTGGTTTAGTTGCGGTGATAGCGGACTTGCTCTTCCAATTGATGCTATACAATCAGATTTAATAAGACTTAGCGTAACATTTAATCCGATTAATTCACTATATGTAAGCTCTGCGCATGTTAGTTTACCGAGCGGAAATCCGGTTGCTGGTGACGGATATTTTCCTATCACCAGTTCACCATTTTATGTAAGCGACCCAGCAGGGAAACCAGTATTTGGATTAAATGGCAATCCTAGCCAATCAACTCTAGTAAGCGCAATACCAAATATAATAATGCCCGATAGGTTTTTTATGAAAGATACATATGTTCTCGCCGAATATGTATATCTAGATAAGCCTGAAGCAAATAGATTCCGTTTATCTGATATTAAAATTCCTATTGTTCAACATTATCCATTTGATCCTGTTGATAGTCAAGGGATGAACTCTATTAACTATAAATTCAGTGTACCAAATCCAACACGTAATATATTTTTCTATCTAAATCATCGTGATGCTATTCGTTATAATGCACCATTTTTAGCAACACGAGATTTGAGTGGCACAGTTTCCACGCCATGGTGGCCAGACGCTAGTGGTCTTGAAAATCCTCAACTCATTGGAACTATACGTTCTGGTTTTAGCACTCGTGATTCCGAGCCATTGTCATATATTGGATTACAATATGAAGGAAAACTTGTGCGATACGCAACTGATTCTCCTTCGCTATTCCGTTCTATATTACCTTCACTAGAAATGCGAAAAAGTCCTTGGGTGAATCGCTACTATTACACATTAATGTTTGGATTTCAGCACGGTCATCTACCGCCTTCTTTACCTTCTGGCGAAGCCAATTTGGATAGAATGCTAAATATTGAGTTGCAGTTAAAGCTGCATTCCAATACTGGTTCTATTGACCCAAATAATGTAAATAGATTTAATTTATATTTATGGGCGGAAACATACAATATTATACGTATTTATGGTGGGCGAGCGGGTTTATTATTTAGTTACTAAATCTTTATTTCTTCTTTGGAAAGGAATCAGTTCCAACCACGTCAATTACTGTATTCTCTTCAGATACATGTATGTCTTCCATGTTTGCCACAACTTCTCCAAGACGCTTACGTACATTTATTAAAAAGTCATCTCTTGGTCCTTTTTTCTCGTTTTCTGACTTTATTTTTGTTTCATATTCTTGAATTGATTTATCAATGAGTTTCTTCATACGACTATCTAAATCAGGCAATAATTCGTTACGTAGCACTTGTTTCTTGTGTTTCAGATTCAGAGCCATTTCAGTAACCAGCATTTTCATACGGCTTTTAGAGTTATTATAAACTGTAGTGTGCTCTATATTATTACATATATCTGGTCTATGAAGGTCTTGCTCATGTTCAAACTCCTTTTCAAATGATAGAATTATGCTGTCAGGGATTTGAGGAGACTGTTCAATAAGTCTATCTAAATCTTGACGACATATGCCAAGAAAATCTAAACTGTCTAAACGGTCATCAGGCTTTTGAGCTAATTCTACCGCTATTAAACGATTAAATTTGCCCCATGATACTGCCGAAACTCTATGTGCTTCAGAATTCTGCGCATATCTAAAGAAATTACCGAGAGTTGTTAAAATGCCCGTAAATAAAGCAACAATGCCAATTGTAATTTGCCCGTATTTCTCTCCGTTTGGTATATCTCCTACTAGCCCTGTTAAACCAACACTCGCAGTTCCCGTTATTGTTGATAAAATAATTACAGGAATCGTAATAGAATTATTATATACAGAAAATTTCTTTTCACTTCTATCATGAAGCCAGCGATAACATGCTGCATAGTCACACCATTTTGCTAATAGTTTTTCTTGCTCTTCTGACCAACCATTCTGAAACTTACGTGCTCTATTACCTGATAAATCTCTTGGAGTATTTGATCCAGAAGTTTTTGGTGAAGACATTCTATAGTTAGTTTAGATTTTCTATTCTTTTTTCTTAAATGGTAATTTAGGCTTATTTGCATTATTTTCATAAATCTTTTTAGCAGCTTCTTCTGTAAGCGCTTTAATATCAAGTCCACTTGGTATGGAAACGAATACTGGTTTCTTTCCTTTAGCAGTAACTTTCTTCATCATGTAAATACCATAAGGCCCATTCTTGAATATGTACTCGCCCAGACTATGTAGAGTCTCAGATTTATTTTTAGAACGCTCAATAAGCGTTTCAACACTATCGCCAGGTTTCAAAGATATATTTGTTCCATTGTAAACAACATACTCACCAAACTTTCCTTTCTTTCGCACTAGCGGCTGACCTTCATAATAACCAAAGATATCTGGTGTAGAAATAAATTGCTTGACATGTGCATCAGTAATATCTTTAAAACTAATCCCTTCAGGCCATCCTAGAAATGCTTTGTCTTTTACTAATACTGGTCCAAACTTTCCCATTACTGCTTCATAGCCATCGGCAAGTACAATCTTTTTAGAGTTCGATATTTCCTTGGCCGGTACTTTCTTTAGTTGCTCATATTTATCTTTATAAGAGTTATATGTATCACTACACAGTTTGCGCCATTCTTCACTCCCAGATTCTACCAAATCAAGTCTATCTTCCATTTGTTTTGTAAATCCATAATCAAATAATTCTTTGAATTCTTTCATACAAAACTCATACACTTGTTTTCCAAGAATTGTTGGAAACATCTTTTGCTTCTGTCCAGCAACTTTCTTTGTTTCTTGCTGTTTCTTTGGGGGCCAAGTATTTGGTGTTACTGTAAGTCTATATAGGTTTACATCTTTTGTTTCTTCATTCTTTGTTTCAACATAGTTTTTATCCACAATAGATGCAACAAGTGAAGCAAATGTAGATGGCCGCCCAATACCTTTCTTTTCTAACTCTCGTACCAATGTTGCTTCAGTATATCTCGAAGGAGGATTTGTGAGTTTTTCTTCTGCTTGAAGACTCTTCCATTTGATTTTCAGATTCTCTACTAGGTTTTCAGATGTTTTCCACGACTGCTCTTCTTCATGTTCTTTTTCATCCAAATCACTTTCACTCATACCAACAATCTTCCATCCTTGAAATGTTGTACGTTTCCAAATACTCTCATGAATAAATTCACTAGGGTCGTTATCTATTACCCATTGAATCTTCTTTTCTTCGCCTTTTGCTAGTGCCATAACACTTTGTAAAGCACGCTTATAAATTAGATTATAGATATTCTTTTCTTGCTGATTGAATTTTGAATCAAGTACTAGAAGGTCAAAGTGGGTTGGACGGATGGCTTCATGAGCCCCAAGAGATTCTTGGGACACAGTCTTTAAAGAATTTCCTTTGGAAATTGCTTTATCGTGAGCATCTTGGCTCTTCTGCTCTGCTGTATTTCTGGCTTTCTTAATAAAACCATTTGAAAGATACTCCTTTCCATAACTCTTTTCTACTTGCGCTCGTGCGTCAGCAATTGCTTCTTCTGATAAAACTGCTGAATCAGTGCGCATATATGTAATATGACCTTCTTCATATAGTTTCTGGGCGATTCTCATAGTATTTTTAGGATTTGAGTTATACATCGCAGATGCTTCTTGCTGTAGCGATGAAGTAATAAGAGGTAGCGGAGGACTATGACTTGTCGGCTTTGTAATACAATGTGTAACTGTTGCTACTTCTAAGTCATTGACGTTTTCTAGATAATTCTCTGCATCTTCTTCAGAAGCAAGACTTTCAATCATTCGTCCAGAGAATGATGTAGTACCATAATACCAACTCCCTTTTACTTCCCACGTTGCTTCTTTTTTAAAGTCGCTAATACTTGTTTCTTTCTCAACAATAAGTCTTAGTGCTGGTGTTTGGCATCGGCCTGCTGATAGTGCTGAACCAACGAAACGCCATAAAAGAGGTGAAATAGTAAATCCAACCATTAAATCTAATACTGCTCGTGCTTGCTGAGAATTCACACGATTCATATTAATAGTTCTGGGATTCTGAATAGCGTTTAGTACCGCCGTCTTTGTAATCTCATGAAATACAATTCGTGGATTTGTTGTTGTGTTAAGATGTAGAGCAATCGCAACAGAATATGAAATAGCTTCGCCTTCTCTATCATCGTCACTAGCTAAATATATTTTGTTAGCGTCTTTCGCAGCAACTTTCAATTGGTTAATAGTTTTATATTTATCTTTCATAAATTCATATTCTGGCTTGAAACCATCTTCAATGTGAAGTGCTTTAACATCTTCAACAAGATGTCTAATGTGCCCCATAGATGCAAGAACCTTCCATCCTGGACCTAAGAATCCTTGGATTTTAGAGCATTTTGCTGGAGATTCTACTATAACAAGATTCATTTGATACTAATTATATATTGGTAAATTATCATACAATTTTATTTGTTTTTTGTTACAGGTCTAAAAAGAAAAAATATAAATCAATAGATGAATAATGAATGTCAAATAAAGGATGATGATGAAATTCTTGAAGAAGAGAATAATAGATTTAACTTCCGACGTTTCACATCAGAAGAAATAGAAAAGAAGCATTCCCCATTTGAGCGTATCAAGAAAAAGGAGTTTCCTTTTTTATTTCAAAAGAAACGAGAGTCTTATAGGGAAGATACAAAGATTAGTTTAGATGAAATTATTACTCGCATATCAGACATATCACTAAATAGTGTTAACACAGTACTGGGACCAAACCAGTTTGCTCATAATGGAATGGTGTTTGAACCTACAACTCCAGTGCTTTCAACTACACTAGTAGATGAAAGTCCGCTACCAGAGATGTCTCTAGAAAGCCCTGGTACTCCTCCATATCCACCAATATATGATGATGAACAATACAAATTATATCTACAACTCAATAAGGATAAGATATCTCTAACACCTATTGAGGATTTAAAATTGGATGACAACATAGTTGTAGATGGATAGGAGTGATATCGCATATTTATTGAATAGTACTCCAAAATACTATTATTTACTAGAATTACATATTGCTCTTATAAGACGTTATGCTCCTAAATGTAAATGGCCAATCTATTTTGCAACAGAGGTTCCAGAACATTCTATATGTAAGATTTTACAATCTTATAATGTAAATATTATAGTTTTAGAAAAAGAGAATTCATCATTTATATCTTCAAGAAGAAGAGCATTAGAGCTATTACCAGATTCTATAAAATATGTTTTGCCAATGCAAGAAGACTTTTTACTTGAACGTTTTGTAGATACAAATGCTATTCATGAATCAATAAGTATTTTAGAAAAAGAAAAAGATATAATATCTGTGCGTTACATGCCATGTCCTGGGCCTAATGAGATAAATCTTAACTATAACAAAATATGGAAATATATTAAAGATGATACATATCTATTTACATTTCAAGCAACATTATGGAAAAAGGCTGAATGTTTAACATATTATAAGAATATAGAGCATGAAGTAAATTATAGGAAATTTAGTTCAGATTCAGATCGTAATCTATATGAAGTGAAAATGAATATAGCAGAAAATAGTGATGGGCAAAAAATTTTCGCAAGTCTATTCAGTGATAAAAAAATACTAGGATATATAAGACAACATAAATATCCAAATGCTGTTTATATAAGTCCTTGGCCATATAGGCCGACAGCAGTAATTAAAGGTACTCTACAAACTTTTGCAAAGGAATTAGCTGAACGAGAAGGATTTAAACTTTAAAACTGATTACCAGAGTTATTAATAGTAACAAATACACTATTTTTCTCATTAATACTGTTATTAATAACAAATATAGAAGTTTCTAATCCACTTCTAAATACGTCATTACCACCAATAGTTTTTACAGAACCTACTCCATCAGAAATATAATGGAGTAAACTCACATTACAGTTTATAAGACTTACATCAAATTCCATTTTTAATGGCTGAATAAATCCATTAGAAAGAACTCTAGGATTTAAGAATGATGATACACTATAAGGGTATGAACTGGTAATTGGAACATACTGTTGTATACCAGATTTATTAACAGGCACATTTGAGTTATCAGAAATATACATAAAATGGCTTGATAATGATAAAACTGATTTTATACTAGAGTTTCCCTCTGGATATAGTGCTAAACTAGATATAGAAGATGGTGTAACAACTGGTCCAAATGTAAAATTAGGATAATATTCTACATACATACGCGTTGAGTTATTTGGGTTAATAAAACTACTTAGCGTAGAAAAATTGTATTGAAAACTACTAAATTGAGCGGTTCCAGAATTACTTAGTATACTATTTGTTGCAAATGTTGACATATTTTGTCTTCCAGTAATTCCTTTATAGAATACAGATGATACAACGTTAGGGTATCTTAAAATATTATTCATCGTGCTTGCTTGAACAGAGTTTATTGTGCTTACAATTGTACTTAGAACCGGTACATTAATATAAAGGGTTGTGCTCACAGGACTTGTTGAAAGAAATACTTCTGGAGTATTTGTGGTAATAGTTAAAGTCGCATTTGTAGATGGCGCATTTAAATTACTTTGACCGGGTACAGATATTGTTTGAAAAAAAGAACCAATAATCGAACTAATAGAAGTAAAATAAGTATTACCATTGCCTGATGTGGTTAATACTAACGATGAAGGTATTGGTGTATTACTCGATGTATAAAATTTAAGTGCGTTTAATTGTAACAAGTCTAGATTTAATGTCTTTCTTGAGGATGCCATTCTGCTTTTAGTATGTTATATTTTGTATGGAAAGGTAATACGAAGCAGTAGAGCCAAAAAATAGACTTACATTACTTGATGGAAATCCATCTGCCCCGCCAAAATTATAAGCATTCAAAATTCTATGTGTTAATTGATAATTACTTGCATAATTTGAATTTATTGTCTTTCCTGTAATATTAATGCGTAAAGGCTGTTGGAAAAGATTTGAAGAGTTAGTATTTATTGCTAAAAATTTTGATTCACTAATATTTGTACCTAATGTTGAAGCGCCATAGGATATCATAGTTGATATATGAAAGACTTTAGGATTCGCACTAGCATTTAACGCAGGAAATAATATATTAGGATATAATTCAACACTTACATTAGTATCTCCATGAATATAATTTGAAAAAGTTCCTAGTTGTAAATCTAATGTTGAAACATAAAAATCAGCATTATTTGAAGTATATGCCAATTGATTAGTATTATTACCTTTGTATTTAATTGATGAATTATTGAAACTATCATAGAAATAAGCTGAGCTTAATGTGCTTATAATGACATTTACATTATTGCCACCAATAACAAGAGCATTTGCAGCATTTAAATAATAATTTGTACGGTTATTTAAAATGTTTGTAACAGAGCTTACAAGATTTGATGTTAATACTGTAGTTGTTGATGTTAGCGAAGCGGTTGAAACATAGCCAAAAGTACCAAGGTTTCTTATTACATAAAGTACTGAGTCAGTACTCACATAACCAAGAGTTCCTAATCCTACTAAACTACTTTGTAGTGATAGTTGTAGCGTCGATGACGAAACATAACCTAGAGACCCAAGATTTTTTACACTACTTAGATAACCTAGGTTTCCAAGACCCTGAATGGTACTATATAATGTTAATGAACTAACATAACCGGTTGTTCCTAAGCCGATTACTGTACTTCCTAAAAAAGCAGAGCTTAGATACCCAAGAGTACCTAACCCATTAATTGTACTATAAAAAGTTTGTGAAGAAATATATCCCGCTGTTCCAAGCCCAACAACTGTGCTTGTAAGATTTGGTGTGCTTAATGAACCCGGCAAAACACCAGTGGAAATATTAAACATATATGTGTTTAAAGTATTAAGCGTCGAAGGTAAATAACCAATATTTTGACCATAGGAACTAATATTATATAAAACATTTTGCCATTTAATATTACCAGTTCCGTCAGTTGACATAATATAATTTGTTGAAATTGGTAAATTTGTATTGGGGTCAATTGCTAGTAAACTTCTGTATAATTGATCCATATTCCGTCTAATAAAGAAAAAGAATCAATACTCTTTATAAGTAGCGAACAGATGACAGGGAATGGAGGATTATTACAACTTGTCGCAATGGGAAAACAAGACATATTCTTAACCGGAAATCCACAGATTACATGGTTTAAAATGGTATATAGACGTTATACAAATTTTGCAGTTGAATCTCAAGCCTTATTTTTTGACGGCGACCCAGACTTTGGAAAACGACTCACATGTTTAGTACCAAGACGAGGTGATTTACTGGGTCCGCTAGTATTAGAGGTTACACTACCTCCATTAACTCTTACAGATGGAACGCCCGTATCCTATGTAAATGCAATCGGTCATGCATTAATTGATGAAATTACTCTTGAAATTGGTGAGCAAGAAATTGATACGCAAACTGGTGAATGGATGGAAATATGGTCAAATATGACTACAACTGCCACACAGAGAAATGGTTTTAATGATATGATTGGTAAAGTCGATGAATATATAGCACCTCAGAATTTTGGACCTTTAAAACTCTATATTCCTTTACGTTTTTGGTTTTGTAAGAATCCTGGCCAGTATCTCCCACTACTTGCGCTTCAATATCATCCTATTCGAATTAATCTTAAATTAAGACCATTACAAGACTTATTTTTTAGCCCATCATCTGTTGATGCCGCAGTGTGCGATACACTTGCTGTAAATACTGTAAAGATTACAGATTTACGCTTATTTGGCGACTATGTATATCTTGATGTAGAAGAACGTAGGAGATTTGTAAGTAATACACATGAATATTTAATCGAGCAAGTTCAATATACTTCCCAGATATCAATACCAGTTGGTGCAACATCTTCTACGGTACGGCTTGAGTTCAATCACCCTATTCGTGAATTATTATGGTTCATTCAAAGGTCTAAAATGGTTTCTCGTCACGAATACTTCAATTACAGCAGTACAAGTATATTAGAGCCTGGAGTTCGCAGAGATTTACTACAAGATGCGAATATACAACTTGACGGGTATGATAGATTTGACCGTAGAGATGCTGGTTATTTCCGTTTGGTTCAGCCTTATTATCATCACACTGTAGTACCGAATAATTTATTTTTATATAACTATTGCTTTGCGTTAAGGCCTGAAGAGTTACAACCATCTGGTTCTTTGAACGCTAGTAGAATTGACAGTTTTGTTTTACAAATGAATATTGCTCCCGATTCTACAACCGGCGCAACTCCTCCAAGAGATAATGCTTATACACGAGTTTATGCGACAAATCATAATGTCCTGAGAATTATTAATGGATTTGGTGGGTTACTATTTACAATTTAAAAGTATTACAAAATTAGGTTATGGAATCATCTCTATCACGTATTCCAAAATTGACAATACCTAAATGGTCGTTTAAATGGATAACATTAGTGTTTGGGTTTTTTGGTTTTGACCATTGGGCGTTCGGCTCTAGATCTACTGGTATTGCTAAATTAATGGTAAATTGTCTAACATTAGGTTCATGGTATACATATGATGTAATACAGGCATGGTCTAGTACAAGAGAGGATGGGACAAGTATACAAGCAAATGGCTTACAATCACCATTTGGATTTATCGATAATATCGGTAAAGGGCAATTAGATAATCAACCATTAAGTAATATGAGTAAAAATACTCAATTATGGTTATGTTTCTTAGGTATTGGCATTTTTGGTATATTATATTATTTTACAGGGTTTTTTATATCAAATGATTCTGGTATAGTTAGTACAATTTTATTTGGAATAGCAACAATTTCATTCTATGCTGGACTATTATTAGCTGCTTTTACATTGTATTTCTTTTTTAGTAGTTATATGCCAGCAACAAGTACACAAGCAAGAGCTGGCTTGAATCCTTTTGGTGTAGCACCTAGTAGAACAGGTAGTAGTGTAAGTGCATTATCATCTAGATTAGCTCAAGCTGCTGCATTTAGAGGAGGAAGTGATGAAATAGAGATGCAAGGTGGAGGGCATGAATTTGACGCAATGATAGAAACAACAAAAAAAGCATTTGAAGTTCCTAAAGTTTCAAAAGATCATCTATATTTCAGTGTAATTTTGTTAGCTTTACCATTATGCGGCTTTGCTGCGTACATATTAACAAAAAAGAAAGATTCGGTAAAAAAGGATGAAGTATCTGGAAACCCAAGAACAATTTGAACAATTAATTGGTCGAAGTAGTCAGCCACATGATGGTGAATTACCACCTATAACTATCATTTGGTTTAGTGCTGAATGGTGTGGCCCTTGTAAGAGAATTGGCATTAATCAGTTAGTATCAGAGTTTGATGTAAACTGGCTCAAATGTGATGTTGATATGAATAACTATACGGCCGGCTATTGCGGCATCCGCACTATTCCGACATTTATGGTAATTCATAATACAAAAATTCTTGATTCAAAAGGCTCGGCTAGCACAGTTGAAATTGCAGATTGGTTAAGAAGTCTTATACCTAAATAGGTATGCTAGTAGTAGGCGGCGGTATTGCTGGATTTTATTGTGCTTTAGAATTACTAAAACGCAATAAAACTGTAACATTGTGTGAAAAATATAAAACTGTTGGTGGAAGAATTGATACATATACTAAGGACGGTTATCAATGGGAATCTGGCGCTGGACGCATTTCAAAAGCCCATATTATTATTTTAGATCTTATGAAAAAATATAAACAACCAGTTGTACCAATATCAAAAGAAATACAATACAAAAAAAATGGAAAATCTGATTTAGAGCCAAACCTTTTTGAAAGTAACATTCGAGCATTTTTTACACCATTGGAGAATCTAGATTCTAAAGTTCTGGCAAATTCTACACTAAAAGAATTATGTGTAAAAATACATGGAAAAGAAAAAGCTGAAGAATATCTCGATAGATTCCCCTATAGAGCTGAAATAGAAGTACTTAGAGCAGATTTAGGACTAGAAGTGTTTAAAAAAGGCGCAGAAATGGCATCTCACGAAGGATACTTTGTTGCTGCAAATGGCTTACATAAACTTATTGAAGCAATGGAAAAAGATTTTATAGAAAAAGGAGGTAAAGTTTTGACAAATCATAAATTAATAAATATTATTGATAAAAAACAATATATTGAAAGCGAATTTGTAGTTGATTCTAAAAGTATTATAATACAATCTGAAAAAGTAATTTGTGCAATGGAATCTGATGCTTTCAAAAAAATACCTTTCTTTAAAGATTTTAAAGTTCTAGAGCATCTACGTATGGAACCTTTAATGCGGAACTACGCTGTTTATGATAAACCATGGTTTTCTGGATATACTAGAATCGTAACAAAAGAACCAATACGCTATTTCTTACCGATTGATTATAAAAAAGGTATAGCCATGGTATCTTATACGGATTCCAGAGATACTAGTAACTTTCATAAGATTCTAAAAAAATACGGTGAAGATTCTCTTGGAAAACATATTCAAAATAAATTAAATGAATTATTTGGCAAAGTTCCAAATTATAAGTTTTTCAAAAGTCATTATTGGAAACACGGAGCAACATACTGGCTACCTGGCAATTATGATCCAGTTGAAGAATCAAAAAAGTCATTAAAGCCATTTGATTGCGAAGTATACGTGGCAAGTGAATCATTTAGTTTAAAACAAGCATGGATGGAAGGTTCTGTAGAGCAAGGAAAAAAATTGTTTGATACATATAGATTATAAATGGATCCGCATTTTATTATCGCTTTATTCCACATTGTTGCGGTTGTACCATTTCTTGGATATGTATTTGTAAATCGCGCAGCTACACCAGAATATCTATATAATATATTATTTTTTGTTGGTATTTTTGTTTTAATATATCATGCTTACAAAGCCGCTATACGTATTAAGAATGGCTCGGCATTACTATGGATAAGTTTAATACATGTTCTGATATTTGCTCCTCTTATGATTTATATTGGTTATATGAGTAAAAAGACACCACGGTCGGCGTATGAGTTGCTAGGTCTTATTACATTTGCCGCACTTGGGTATCACTTATATTCATTAGTTCTTCTTACACAAGTTATAAAAGAAGAGGATTAATAATATCACCAGAATAAGCATAAAACTCATCTGACTTATAAAATATCATATTAATTCCTATAATATTCAAATTAATATTTTTCTCTTTCCATTGTCTGGTATGACACCATTCATTCTCAACAATATTATCTAGTGCAATATAATTCTTAATAAATCCACCATTTTTTATAACATTTTTATCAAAAATATATATTGCTTCGTCCATCACTACATTACATTCACACTCGCAATACGAATTTGGCTTTATAAATTCCCAAATCCCCTCTCCTCCTACACTACTGCCATAAGGTATATTTTTAGGTCCATTATATATTCTTGCTTTTGCATTAATTGAATTAGGAAGTAAAACATCAAAATTAATTTGCTCTAATAATTTAACTTCTGGACGAATTTTTATAAACCAGTCATAATCTAATTTATCTTTGTATTCTTTTATAAAATCACACATTTTAGTTAATTGTTTTTTAGGATTTATTATTTTATATTTAAATGTGATAATATCTTCATAATTACTGAAATCATCTTCACAAGATATACCGGCATAATCTACTTCATGATTTTTCATAAAATCATTAAAAATAGATATATGGGATTTTAATGATTTATGTAATTTATAACTTACTATAATCACTAATATTTTCATATAGTGTATTATAAATTGACTTTAGATAATACTTTCAAGAATCTTTTGTCTTTCTGCAGAATTTACTCGAACACAATTAATTGCGTGATAATAAAACGCGGTCGTTGATGAGAATTTCGTTTTACAAGATTCACAACTATTATCTTCACCAAGAATGATATCGGTTTCATTCTTAAAATGCTTTCGCATACAATGAATCCTGCGATTTGCTTTTGTAATTGCCTCGAATTTACATCCATCAAAACAACACTTGAACGTGTCAATTTTATTGGTATCCCTATCTTTATGTTTTGACAACTTATGAAGTTCTAGAGATGTCTTTTGAATAAAATCTTTCTTACAAATATCACATTCATATGGCAGTTTCCCTTCATGCTTCTTCATATGATAATACATTGTATTCTGATTCTCTTTTACAACGTTACAATTCGGACAAACAAACCAACCTTGTTCATTCTTAATATACTTTGAAGACATTATGGGCTATAAAATATATTTGGAAATTTTTTTCAAATTTTTATATATTTAGTGTTATTAATGGATAAACCTCCGTCTGATATTAAACATCAAAAGTATTTTTCATCCTATAAACCAAATGAACTCTTTTGGGGAATAGGTATAGAAAATGAAACATATCTTGAAATTTTAAGAAAAGAAAAGGTATCTGGAACTTTCTTTAAGAATCAAAAACAAGAACGTTATAGTGTGAATTATTATAATACATATCGTAAGGGAGAATTTAATAAAGCACTCGACACTATTATTGATAAAGATAAAGAATATGATTTACCTATTCTTATGAACGGCCATGAATTAACACAAAATGACTTATCCGGCCAACCAATGAAAAATTATAATAAAGGCTCAACACCAAATAAAAACTTTTCTGGGAAGACTATAATTGAATATATGAAAGAACAAAATGAATACTTTGAAAAAGAATATAATATGAGTTATTGTTTTGATGGTGATACTATTGAATTTATGACTCTTGATTTTTATAAAACAAACACACAGCATGTAATTGATGAATTGAAGCATAATAAAAAAACATTTTTAGAAAATTTAAATAATCTCCATCTACCAATAACAAAAGGAAGTAAATTTGCTTATCCAAAAGGCAATTATGGATTCGCAAGATTTACTACAAATATGAATAATCTTGCTATATTTAACAATGGAACATATCATTTTAATTTTACATTACCAACTATGTTAAATGCAAATGGTGAAATTAAAGACAGAAGAGCTTTTGATAGACGACATGCTATGGCTATACGCATCATTCAAGCTATGGAGCCTTTTTTCATAGCAAAATATGGAAGTGGTGATATATTATCATTAAGTGAAAAATATAGAAAAAGATATCCAAGAGGTTCTCAAAGAGTCGCTGCATCAAGATATATTGGTGGCGGAACTTTTGATACAAATAAAATACAAACTGGTAAATTGCTACAAGATAAACGTGAATTATACGTAAGAGATTGGTATAATGAATTATACGATAAAATTAATTATGAAAAAAATGATTTAATAGGGTTTGATATTAATTTCAATAAGTTTAGAAATCATGGAATAGAATTACGTTTCTTTGATTTATTTCCTATTGAGAATTTACCAGAAGTTTTAGAGTTTTTAGTTTATTTATTAGACCATTCTGTTGTATTAGAGCATCTAGAAAGTTGTATTCATAATGAATTTTGGAACGCTATTATGTATAGAGCAGTGCTTGACGGAAAGGAGGCATTTCTTACAATAGATGAATTAACATGGTTAAGAAAACATTTAAATATAACAATAAGATTTAAAAGTCGAAAAATTCTCGATTTATACGATCATATTTATACATTTTTAAAAAATAAATATAAATATGATGGGCCGTGTAGCAAATACATGTTAGAAAAACCAACAGTCTGTTGTTAAAATCTATCTAAAGATATTATAATATTTTTAATTAATGAAGCTTCTAACATTAGCAATCGGAGGAGATTTTCGTAAAAGTCTTAAGAAGGCACTTGATTCAAAAAAAACATATTGCATTAAACATGGATATGAATATATTCTTGGAGGTGAAGAATTCTGGGATAGAGAGCGACCTATTCCTTGGTCGAAGATTCCATTTTTACTAGATGTACTTAGGAAATCTCAAGATGGAGAACTAATCTTTATGAGCGATGCGGATGTGTATATTACAAATATTGATACTAAGATTGAAGAAACTATTGTGCCACTGTTAGGTGAAGGAAAAGACTTATTAATGACAATTGATTCTTGCGGTCACATTAATGATGGTAATATATTAATTCGTAACAGCTCTTGGTCGCGTGATTTCTGGTCTCGTGTGTATGACCAAACAGATTTAATGTATCACCCTTGGTGGGAGAACGCTGCGGTTATTAAACTTCTTGAATTGAATAGTTCAGACTTTGCAAAAACAGAGATTACTAATCAATGCCGTTTATTTAACGCTTATATTCAAGGCCTCCCGAATGCGCCTTTATGGCAGCCTGGCGATTTTCTCGTTCATTTTGCGGGTATCTACGATGTTGATAAAATGAATAAATATATTGAAGATATTGATGCGGGAAAGATTCCTAGAAAGGGTATGTTTGAATAAAATATAGTTGTTATATAGAAATGGGAGATAATAATGACAATGAAGAGCCCATTAATGTTACTCAGCTTCTTGGTCTTGAAGGTGGTCAAAATAATTCCTCACCCAATAGTAGAATGAACAGCATGAACACCACTCGCAAGAATCTCAATATGGCTGGCGGTGCCAAGCTCCCTGCGGTTGGTACAAAGGCGATGGTTTACCATGGCACTGCTCGCCACACTTCCGGCGGTTTAACCAAGAAAGATCTAATGAAGACTAAGAAAGGGCGTATTGTAAGCCGCAAGAAGCACGCTGCGGGTAAAAAGGCGCTGAAGAATTTAGTGAAGGCTGGTTATAAGGCGAAGAAAGGAACATTTAAGTTATTTAAGAAGTAAATAACGAGTTGAGCAAAGCGAAACAAGTTATTTAAGAAGTAAATAACGACTTGAGCAAAGCGAAACAAGTTATTTAAGAAGTAAAAAGTTTTATAAGTTATATTTATAATATTAGATATTATGAACATAATATTAACTATATCTAAACTTGCTGCAATGATTGGTGTCGGATTACTTACATATTATTTATTAGATAAATATTTTTATGATACGTCAATACCTGCTTTTCTAGATGGTAGTACTTCAATTTTTGGTATAAATCCAAAGTTTCATTTTGAAAAATATGTATTACTCTGCTTTTTGACAGTGGTAATGCCGTTTGTTGCTTTATTCATTATTGAATTAACTCTCTCTCGATTCCAAAGCGTCCGCCAAGGTTCTTAAGTAATCTGAAGCCTGAGCATAATTAATGTTCGGCTGAGAACTTTTAATACTATTAAAGTCGAACCAGTATAACGACCCTCGTTTTTCTGATTCGCCTACTGAAGACCATGTAAGTGAAACATCCGACGCTTTCGTTTCATTTAAAATAGTTTTGATATCAATATCTTTCATTTTAGAACCAAGAATTGCTATAACTTCATCATATGAAGACTTAGTATTCCAGAAAATACTATTAAAATCATTTTTAGGAAATGTCCCACCGGCAATTAATGTAATATCATCTTTACTTTGAAAAATAGGGACTGGAATATCATAACCGTACCAAAGAACAATTAATGGTTTTGAACAATTCTGAATATAAGTGTAAGCAAGACGTAAATCTTGTGTTTCACGAATACGAAATATAGCATCGATATATATATTTTTTAAATACTTCGGCTGATGTTTTAAAAATGTATCTGAAAATATTACTACAATTTTATTTCTACGTAAAACTTCTTCAGAATATAAATGTAATAAGGAATTGTAGGATTTATCTAAATTATATAAATCTCCAACACAAAATATTTTCTGTTTCCGAATCGGGATAGAATATGCTTCTAATGCGATTGTGGATTCACTCATTAATCTTTATGAATTTTCTTAGAATCTAAAAGAAACGCATACTATGAACAAATATTTATATATTCTTTTACCATTTCTTATATTAATAGTCGATTTACCATGGTTAATGTTGAATAGCAAAGGAGCAAGAACTATGATTGAGAAGATTCAAGGAAGTCCAATGGTTATACAAATAATGCCTTCGGTCGTAGTATATATTGCGCTTGCGTATTTAATTACAATTCCTAAAGATGTACAATCTGCTTTCTTACTCGGTTTATGCACCTACGCTGTGTATGATTTTACAAATCTTGCAACATTAACAAATTATAGTCTACAATTCGCAATAATGGATTCTATTTGGGGAGGAACCTTATTCGCAATTGTTTTTACAATATTACAAAAATTATAATAATAAAATTGAATATTTTATTTTATAGTATAAGTTATACAAAATGGAGACTTATACACCTCCTAAAGTACATCCACTCAACGATGAAGAAAAGGCATATCTTAAATCATTGAGTCCCAGAGAACTAGCACTACATAATGCTGCTCTTGAAAAACTCGGCTCTTCTTACTTTGTTTGGAAAAGTCATGGATTTCAAGAATATAAAGCAAAAAAGAAAGATACATAAAGTAAGTGATGGATAAGGCAAAGGCATATACTAATTCACAAAGTATAGGCACAAAAGAAATAGAATCTCAAAAAAATGGTAAATCATCCGGTCAGCAAGTATTGTTGCCACAGCAAATTGTAAAACCTAGTATTGGGCCAAGACAAAGAAAAGAAAAAGTTGTTACTGTGCTATGTAACAGCCGAGAACGTAATGTAGTTTCTTTTCCAAATCCAAACCAATTTCGTTGGAGATTACGTAGAGATTTAAAAGATATAACAAGTATTCGTTTGGTTGGAGGAAATCTACCAGCCAATTTTTATAATATTAATACTGCTTGGAATAAATTTACTTTTTTAGAAAACAATATTCTATATACAATTACTCTAAATCCTGGTATATATGATGGAACTACAATAGCAACTGAATTAGCTCGTGCGTTGAATGCATCTGGCTTAGCAAATGTATATGGAGTAACATATTCTGCTACCACTCTTAAACTAACAATTAAAAGAACTTCTGGAACATATAATTTTTCACTATTATTTCAAAGTGGACAGTATACCGATCAGTTTGATGATTATCGAGGCGCGCCTGATAATCTTAGTAATGATTATTTAAGTGAAATAAGAACACCGGCTCGTTTACTAGGATTTGTAACCAATGATTATGCATCTAGCGCTGGTGTGATTGTTGCTCCAAATCCTATTGATACTGCTTGGTTTTTAAACAAGGTGTTTCTACATATTAACGTGGATACCGCTCTAGAATTAAATAGAGTCGAAGTTGCTCGCGGTACTCATGATCCTTATACAGTTATATATCTAGATGATGTTAAAGATGGAAATAAATATTTAAATAAAGAAACTGATTATCCGGTATTAGAGTTTATTCCCGCCCCATTATCAAGATTAAGTCTTCTAGAAATTTCATTAAGAGATGAGTTTTATAGAATACTTGATACTCAAAATAAAGAATTTACTTTGATGCTCGAAATAACTTTTTTAGAATGAATTTCTTCCCGGCTTAAAAATATTTTCTTTTATGGTATTATATAATCACATTGAAGGAACTACGCAATATACTCAACAAACATAAGTTTGTAAAACACTCCTTTTACGCCTTCTACCCTCATAAAGTATGGAACCAACATGACTTATGGATGAAATATCTGCCTTTTATAACACCTCATTACGCAGTAAAATCAAATCCAGAACCCTTGTTAATACAAACTATGTATAAACGTGGAATCAAATTTGACTGTGCTAGTTTACAAGAACTCAAACTAATAAAAGAAATATTACCACCAACAATAAATCTCAAAGAATCTATCGTTTACGCAAACCCCTGTAAATCATTAATAGACTTAGAATATGCAAAGTTAGAAATCGGCTCACCAACAACTGTTATAGATTGTAAAGAAGAATTGAATAAATTAGTTGATATTGGTTATGAAGGAGGTGCTTATATACGTATTACTACGGACGATAAAGCTTCAAAAATACCATTTTCAGCTAAGTTTGGTCTACAGCCACTAGAAGTAAGAGATTTAGGATATTATGCAAGAAGGAAAAATATACAAATAAAAGGTATTAGTTTTCACGTTGGGTCTGGGGGAAATGATGGTAAAGTATATTATGATTCTATTCAAATGGCAAAAGCATTAAATACTATTTTACAAACACAGAGGCATCCTGCAAATACAATTGATATTGGCGGTGGGTTTCTTTCAAATCATGATGATTTCATGAAAAAGGTAAACTATATTAAAAAAGCATATGATCCTACTTTCACATATATAGCAGAGCCTGGAAGATTCTTTTCATCTGTATCTCAAGATTTCTTTGTAAAAGTTATTGGTAAAAAGCCTTGGTCAAATGGTTGGAGATATACGATAGACGATAGTCTTTACGGACAATTTTCTTGTATTCCGTTTGATCATGCGACACCTCTATGGATGCGAATCCCTTTAGAAGATGATGATGTTAGACCAAAAATAAGAGGACTCTTAATGGGTCGCACATGCGATTCTGTAGATGTAATTGCTAAATCCGAATCAATGGAAGAGTTAGAAATTGGTGACTGGCTATGGTTTCCTCATATGGGTTCTTATACAAATGCAACCGCGAATGAATTTAATGGCTTTCCTAAACCACAGGCTATAGAGATGCATGTAGACCCACCAGATATAAATTTATATAAAGAAAGAATGCCAGAATATGTTGAAACTGTTGCACCCGTTTCTAGTGCTAACCTACTATATTAAAAAAAATTGATTTTTAAAAAGTTATAATGTTAGTATCACAAAAATGGCATCAGAAGACTGCTCGGTCTGTGCTGAGAAGTATACGAGTGTTGTCCGCACCAAGATTTGTTGCGGATATTGCTCTTATTCAGCATGTAAAACTTGCGTAACACGGTATTTGCTTTCTCAAGCAATAGATGCGCATTGTATGAATTGTCGCACTGGTTGGAATCGAGAGTTTCTTGATATCCACATGACAAAGGCATTTCGTACTGGAGCCTGGAAAGAGCATCGCAAGAAGATGATTGTAAATCGTGAGAAAGCAATTCTTCCAAATTTTCAGAGATATGCGGCAGCAAAGAAGAGTATGGCTGAAATGTATCCAAAGATGGTGGAAGCACAGAAAAATTTAGCTGAGATTGAGTCTAAAAAGAATAAAATTACTAGTAACATTTATATTAGATCTACAAGAATTGTAACAGCAGATGCTGAAACCGAAGCTAGTCTAATGGAAGAGCAAGAGAAAGATGCTGAGAAACTCCCAAAGGCTATAATGGAACATACGAAAGCAGGATTGATTTGTAGTCGTATTACAAATGAATTCCAAAGACAACATAATATCTACAATAATTTTGACTCAAAGAAGGAAGTTGAAAAGAAAGAGTTTATTATGAAGTGTGTGAAAGACGGATGTCGCGGATTTCTCTCACAAGCTTACAAGTGCGAGCTTTGCTCTACATATGTGTGTAAGGATTGTATGATTCCTAAGAATGAAAAGAATGATGAAACACACGTATGTAAGAAGGATGATGTTGATACAGTTGCTCTTATTCGTAAAGAGACTCGGCCATGTCCTAAGTGTGGTATTCGTATTTCAAAGATCGACGGCTGCGATCAGATGTGGTGTACTGCTGCAGATTGCGGCACAGCGTTTAGTTGGATGAATGGCAAAGTTATCTCTGGTGTGATTCACAATCCTCATTATTATGAGTGGCTCCGTCGCAGAAATAATGGAGAGGCTCCTCGCAATCCTGGAGAGATTCTTTGTGGTGGTCTTCCTCAGTATTATAATGCCTTCTCAGTTCCATTTCGCACTCTTGGCTTTTCAGCAACTACCACAAATCCTAAACCTCTATATGGTCAGCAAGTTAATCTAATTGCCTTTATTCATGCATGTCTAACAGACTTAGAGTATGTTCGTGTACCTCATTATAATACAGTCCGAGACGCCAATATGCTAAAAGAAATACATGTTGATTTCTTGTTAAATACTATTGATGAGAATAGGTGGAGTCAGAGCATTTATCTCAAAGAGAATAATCTTGAGAAAAAACAAATGATCGGCCAAATTATCCAAACCTTCTATAATGCGGGCGCAGATATGATGCGAAATCTAGCAGCTCTTATTGCTGATATGCAACGTAAGAAGGTTGTTGATCTAAAGTATATAATTGAAATACAGCCTATAAATGCCATACTTGCTCAGTTTGATGAACTGAGAAAATATATTAATGAGAGTTTTGAGAAACTAGCGGAGACGGTGAACTGTGCAGTACCTCAATTTGATGACACATGGCGTTGGCAACCCGCTGCTTCGCTAGAGCGTATCAGAGCTGCAAAAGAAATAGCATCTAAAATAGAAGTAAAGAAGTAAACTATGGAATATTGTATATCTATTTGGTTACCATCTCTTGTTGAAAGATATGAAATTATAAAAACACTCGAAAAAAATATTAAACAACCTATATATATTTTTAATGCAATTGATGGAAC